GGGGGTTAAATGAATTTTAAGCAAAGGAACACTATGGAAATAATACAACGAGAGGTAGATACACTCATACCTTATGTAAACAATACAAGAACGCACAGTCAAGAGCAGGTGCAACAAATAGCGAGTAGCATAAAAGAATTTGGTTTTACAAATCCAATACTACTTGATGAAAAAAATGGTGTGATAGCAGGTCACGGAAGAATAATGGCTGCACATCTACTCGATATAAAACAAGTGCCAACGATAACACTCACAGGTTTATCTGATGCACAAATCAAAGCATACATAATCGCAGATAATAAACTTGCTTTAAATGCTGGGTGGGATGAAGAACTTTTAAAAGTAGAGATAGAAAATTTACAAGATATGAATTTTGATATAGACTTGCTTGGTTTTGATAAAACAGAACTTGACGAACTATTTGGAGATATAGATAATATTGATGTAGATTTACTAAGTGATAGAAAAACAGGGAAAGGCTCACTATCTGAAAAATTTGGAATACCACCTTTTAGTATTTTAAATGCTCGTGAGGGTTGGTGGCAGAACAGAAAAAAAATTTGGATAAATCAAGGCATAAAGAGCGAAGAGGGGAGAAGTGCAGGATTATATTCATCAATAGATGTTTTGTCACAAAAAGCATTTAAAAAAGATACACCAGTAGCTTCAGAAGAAAGTATATTCGACCCAGTTTTGGCTGAACTTTGTTACAGATGGTGGTGTCCTACAGATGGAACAATACTAGACCCGTTCGCAGGTGGAAGTGTAAGAGGGGTAGTAGCTTCTAAAGTTGGCAGACAGTACATTGGTGGAGAACTAAGAAAAGAACAAGTAGATGCAAATATAAAACAAGCAAATGAAATAATAGCAGAAAATGAAAAAATTCCAGTTTGGATAAATGCAGACAGTATGATTATTGACGAAACTTGCTCTGATGTAGAAGCTGACTTTGTTTTTAGTTGTCCGCCTTACGCAGACTTAGAAGTATATAGTGATGACCCTAAAGATATTTCAAATATGGGATATGACGATTTTAAAGAAGCATATTTTGAAATAATTAAAAAAACTTGCTCGTTATTAAAAGAAGATAGATTTGCTTGTTTTGTAGTTGGGGAGATAAGAGATAAAAAAGGTAACTATTATGACTTTGTAGGGGATACAGTACAAGCATTTAAAGAAGCAGGGTTGGAATATTATAATGAAGCAATACTTGTTACTCCTACTGGCTCTCTTGCATTAAGAGCAGGAAGGTATTTTGAAGCAAGCAGAAAACTAGGAAAAGCACATCAAAATGTATTAGTATTCTTAAAAGGCGACGCTAAAGAAGCAACGAAAGCCTGCGGAATTTGTGAATTCGGAGAGGTAGAAGAGGACACTTTAATTGATGATTAAGTATAGTTATACTATACTTATAACATATTAAAGGAGATAAGATGAAAACTAAACTAGACAAACTTAAAGCAGAGTTTTTAAAAGGTAACTATGCAAAAGCCATTAGCATAGCAAGTAGGTTTCCACGATTAGGAAAAGAAAAAGATGCGATTATGTTGGCACAAGGGTGTATTACAAACCCATCTTTTTATAAGCAACTAGGGAACGATATTGAAGAGTGCATAAGTAAAGGGGTAAAAGCCTTGCAAACAAAATACGAGATAGGAGCATAAAATGAAATATTTAAGCAACTATACAGAGGAAGCACAAAGTAAGTTATATGACGATTGCGGTGCATTTTTCGCATTTAGCAGAGAACAGTTTGAAGATGGTAAGAAAAAAGTCGGAGCAAGTAGCGAAAACAAATTAGTTGATGTTGGTGCTGGGTGTTATGTATTAAGTAAAAACTACGAAAAGTTTGTTGATGGTCTTGAAAATATTAACAAAAAAGGTATTGAAGCGGATATAAAAGAAAATGGGATTGAAAACATAATCCAAAGGGAACTAGGAAACTATGAAACTCAAATAACAGGAAATTGGAGAGAAGCACTTGAAGCACTAGATGGTTACGATGGAGTAACGGAGCAATTAGTAAAAGAACAGTATAAAATATATTTTCAAAAGTGTATTGATAATGACTGGTTTTAAGCTCCCTAAATATAAAGATTTAGCTGACTATTTAGGGGTCAGCGAGCAGGCAATAAAACAATATCCAAAAATAAAAAGAGAACTGATGCTGATAGGGCTAAAATATAAAAAATATTGGGAAAGCATAAAATCAAAAGAGGCTAAAAATGAAAAAGAAGACAGTATGGATAGATGATACCGACCAAGATAAACCAAAGGAGTTAAAAGGTGGAAAATAGAACAGAGTTCGACAATCCAAAAGCAATGTCGAAAGTAGCACAGGCAAAGTTTGATGAGATAGTAGAGTACCTACAAGGAAACGATAAGTTTGACAAAATTGATGTTGCCCTTATCGAAGTATTTGCAAGGGCTTACGAAACATACCTGCAATACTATGTAATAACTGTAAAAGAGGGAGCGGTGCTAACAAGTGACAAGGGAAACAAGTATATAAACCCAGCAAATATGATTATGCAACAGAGCTTCAATACAATGAAAGGACTTACAAAAGAACTCGGAATTGGTAGCTTTTCAAGAGCTAAACTTGATATACAATTAAAAGAACGAGACGAGTTTATGGAGTTCCTACAAAGCTAATGACTAAAAAACAACTCATAGCTATTCTCCAAAAGAGAGTAAAAGATAAAAAAATTGGCAAATACCAAAGACTCGGTCGTGAAAGATTTTTAAATGATTTACTCTATGGAGAAAAAAGAGGTGTTTACTTTGATATTAAAGCAGCAGAGAGAGCAGTCAGGTTTTTAGAGATGATGCCACATATAAAAGGGGAGTTGGCAGGTACTAAACTAAAGTTAGAAACTTGGCAGAAGTATGACATTATATTCCCACTCTTTGGATTTATGGTAAAAAAAAACGGACACTATCTAAGAAGATTTAAAATAGCATACGATGAAATTGCGAGAAAAAATGGTAAGTCTATGTTAGCAAGTGGAATCGCAAACTATTTAGCATTTGGAGAAAAAGAGAGCGGTGCGGAAGTTTATGCGGTAGCTACAAAAAGAGATCAAGCAAAAATCGTGTGGGAAGTATCAGACTCCATGAAAAATAACTCTCCATTGAAAAAGTATGTTGAAACAGCATATACAAAAATGAAAATGAAATTAACAGACTCAGTATATGAGCCATTAGGTGCAGATAGTAAAACACTTGATGGTTTAAATACATATGGTGCGATAATAGACGAATATCACGCTCACCCAAACAGCGACTTATATGATGTTATTCGTTCATCTACTGGTGCAAGAAAGCAACCTCTAGTATTCATAATTACTACCGCTGGATTTAATAGATTAAGTCCTTGTTTTAGCGAGAGAAAATACGCAATAGACATACTGGAGGGGATTGTAAAGAATGATAGCTATTTTGTATTTATAGCAACAATAGATGATGGAGATGATCCATTTGATGAGAAAGTATGGATAAAAGCAAATCCAAATCTAAAGACAAGTGTGAATATAGAAGATTTTAGAGATATGTCAAAAGAAGCACGAGACAAGCCGACAGCATTAAATAATTTTTTAACTAAAAAGCTGAATGTATGGACTGACTCTTTCTCAAGATGGATAAGCACGGACAAATGGAACGCATCTTTCAAATACCAAATAAACGAAGAAGACTTAATAGGTCGTGAATGTTACGCAGGATTAGACCTCGCATCCACAACGGATATCGCAGCATTTATTTTACTATTTCCAAAAGAAGACGGCGAGTATGATGTGCTATGCAGGTTTTTTATACCCGAAGACGGAATGCGGGAACGAAGCAGAAAAGACAAAGTTCCTTATGAAACTTGGGTTAAACAAGGATATATCACGGCAACAGATGGAAACGTGATCGATTATGATTTTATCAAAGCACAGATTATAAAAGACTGCGAAAAGTTTGACGTGAAAGAAATCGCATACGACAGATGGAACTCAACACAACTTATTACAGACCTTGAAAATGAGGGGGTATCGCAGATGGTACAATTCGGGCAGGGGTTTGGAAGTATGTCAGCACCAACAAAACAAATCGAAACATTAATATTACAAGAAAAACTTAATCACGGAAACAATCCGGTACTTACATGGATGATGAGTAATGTTGCAATAAAACGCGATCCAGCAGATAATATAAAAATAGATAAAGCCAAATCCTCTGAAAAAGTGGATGGCATGGTATCGCTTGCGATGGCACTAGGAATTAAGATGGTTTCAAAGATAGAAGAAAAAGCAATACCAAACATAAGGAGCTTTTAAATGGATGAGTTTGTAGAGTGCAGAGAGGCAATAGAGCGAATTAAAGACAGAATTAGTTTAGATATAAGAGGCAAGGTTTTCGATTGGCACGTAGCAGATGAGCTTAACATTCCATACAGCACATTAAGAATAAACATTATGAAAAACAGACTCCCTTTAAAAGAAATTGCAAAGTATTGTTATAGAAATAAAATAAATTTAAATGAGGTAGTGTTTACAAACATAAACAAAATCTAATTTATATAATTTCTCATGCAATACTTTCAACATGAGAAACTTTCTTAAAAACATATTTTCAGCATCAAAAGTAGAAAAAGCATCTAATAGCACGGAATCAATCCGTGAATTTTTTAGTGTTGGAAATACTGTAACGGCTAGCAATGCACAAAAAATAGCGACTGTATTTAGTTGTGTAAACATTAAAGCAAACGCATTATCCGTAATCCCTATCAAAACTTACAAGCGCACAAATACAGGTAAAACAGAAGACCGCGAAAGCACTCTTTATAATATGCTTCGCTATGAGCCAAACCCACACTTAACAGCTTCACTTTATAAAAAAATGATTAGTCAGGATATAGATCTAAGAGGAAACCACTACTCACAAATAATAAGAAACGGTTTGGGCGAGGTCGTGGCATTATACCCATTAATTGCAGACAAGATGGAAGTGATTGTAAATAAAGACGGAAAGCGTACTTATAGATACGGTGGTAAATATATTCGCACAAACAGAGTATTGCATATTTACGACATACCTGATGCAAACGGGATAAAAGGTATTTCAAGAATTGAATACGCTATGCAGTCATTAGAGTTTGCTAAAAACGCAGCGACACACGGTAACAAATTATTTAAAAATTCATCAACGCCTAGCGGTGCATTCGAGACA